AGAGCAAGCTACAACTGGACCAGTAATGAAACCTGGTTCTGGATTGGGCGGTGGAAAGTTGGTATATCCAAAAGGTCAAGAACCAAAAGCAACTGGAGCAAAACCTGTAAAAGAAAATAAGCAAGCACACTATGAACCAGAAGGTGAAGAAATTTCTGAAAGAGAAATGACTTCTGGTGAGATGAAGAAAGAAAAAAATCTAAAGAAAAAATATGATAATTCTGGTATGAAAGCTTCGATGAAGAAGCAGTATGGTGCTGAGAAAGGAAAGCAAGTTTACTTTGCTACTATTCGTAAGCAAGCGATGGAGCAATTTGCTGGTAACTACGAAGGTCCTCTTTATGCACCACATCCTGATATTGAAGAAGCATATAAAGAAATTGATAGAGAAAAGGAAAATAAAATGTATCGTCGTGCAGGAAATCTAGCACGTACTGCACTTTCTTCAAAGGGTAAGAAGAAAGAAGATGCACAAAAGAAGTCTTCCAACATTGTAAGTGCAATCACTAGACAAAAAGAGAAGGAAAGATTTGATCGTATTGGACAATCACCAAAACATAATGAAGCAGTTGAAAATGAACTAGATTACTATCTCGGTGAAGCACTTAGACCAGCTTCTGAAAGAATGAAGAGAACTCAGACTGCTGCTGACAGAAAAAAACAAGAACAGCAAAGAGAAAAGAAGTCAAAATTAGAAGCAGAAGCAGATAAAATTCTTGCTGGATTCAGTAAGAAAGGAACTGGTACTGCAAAAACAAAAGCAGCATCAAAAGCATCTACTCCAGAGGCAAATAGAAAACTAAAGTCTGGACAAAAGAAAGATAATCTTGCAATGAAAGCTAACAAAGCGATGAGTGAGCAAGAAGATAAAATGCGTAAAGGAACTGACTATAGAGGAAGAGATTATGGTGGTGGACATGATGATAAACCTACTGCAAAAATTCCATTATCTGGGGTGATGCAAGGTGGTTGGATGGACAAAGAAAAGAAGAAAAAAGGAACTAAATAAAATAGGATAATATCCAACAAAATCTCGGAGGGTATCATGGGAGCAGTAGTTGCAGTGGTAAAACCACTTGTAATTTCAATCGCAACACATCCTGCTGTAAAGCAAATGGTTGTCGATCTTTTAACCAAGTATGTAAGAACAACCGACAACTCGATTGACGATGTTGTTCTTGCATTAGTTAAAGAGAAGCTATTCGCACCACAAGCATGATCACTTGCCTAGTTACAAACTGGGGATTTACGATCATACTTGGTCTGTTGCTATCATTATCTGAATGGTTAGCAAAGACAAAACGGTTTGAGCAGAATGGGATAATAGATTTTACTTCTCATTTGTTGAGAACCATACTAAAGAAGTAGCTAAATAAACTAACCTTGCCACAACTTCGGTTGTGGTATTTTTATAAATATTTCAAGCAAAACCGATAGGAAAAACTAAGATGGCAATTTGGGGAATTTCAACTCAAAGTGAGTATGCTGCTAATTATTATGCCATTCCTAAGCATCTAATTGATGTTGACAGAAATAGAACACCTCATAATTGCTTTGCAGATCAAAGAGGTTGGGTATACAGACATTACGGTGACAAGGTATACTCTGGTCTATCAACTTCATACTATGATGAAGTTCTAGTTCATGTTTCTGGTCTTGGTACTACAAGAGATCCAAACGGAAGCAGAATTACTGGACTAGGCGCTGCTACACCAGTTGCAGTTTTCTTTGAAGATCCAAACGTTGCATCACCAATCAGCATCGGTGCTGGTGGTACTAATAGAGTTGTTAGATCAGGCGTTGCAACAGGCATTGGAACCGCTACAGGATTTGTTCATGTTGTTTGGAATGAACCTGTTTTCTGCTCAGCAGGCGCTACTGTAAATATCAGAGCAACAACTGGTGCAGGAACTTCGTTTGTTGTTGGTACTGCTGTATCGATGACACCAAATGTACAAGTTCCAGTTTACTTCGGAACACGTACTGCAGGTTCTGATACTGGTTTTGGATACACCATGATGAAGAACTTCAATGGTCAGATTGGCAATAGAATTGCATTCCAATTCACAACCAATCTAGGTATTGGAACCATCCTAAACGTCCACGTTGCAGGTAATGTTGTAGGAACAATTACTGACTTCCAGAATTCAACTGCAGGAAAAACATTCACTTCTGACATGATTAGAAATGTCGGCGGTGCTGGAACATTCTTTGGTGGTGGTATCGCTGGAGTTAGCACATATCCTCATGCTGTAAGAGGCGTAGGCATCGGAACAACTACACTAACAATCAAATAATTATAAATGAGATTTGATGAATTGAATGAAGATAACCATCTTCTATTCGCTATAAAGCATTATGAAAATCCTCATGCTTCCACTATGGAAGAGTTTGAAGAGGATTTGAAACGCTTCAAATATATCAAGAGATTGCTAAAGAAATATCTTGAACAGAACGAACTAAGGCACCATTTAATCTTGAACCATTTGATTATTTGTTTCAATGTATTTGGTGAAGCAACGGTGCCTCTTTTGTTTTTCAAAATTGAAAAGGAATACTGGTCTTTAATCAAAACATTTTTGATGTTTTTAAATAGAATACCAGATTATCCTAAGTCAGGATTAGATGACATTCCAATTCATAATGAATGCAATCATATTCTCAATACAATCTGATGGACATCGAGCGCATAATAAATATTATTAGAGAAGAAATGATGAACACAGATCCTGGTAAAACAGGAGATCCTGGATTTAGTAGCAAAGCGAAAGATCCAGTCGCTGGTTTGGATCCTGTAATGGATTTGAGGCGTAAGTATGGTAGAAAATTGAATTTATTTTACCGTAAACGTCTGCAGGATATTAAAAATGTTAGGAAATCAAGAGGTAAAAAGTAAAGTTGCAGTATTAGAACAGAGATCTGATTATCAAGAGCATCTAATACAAAAAGTAGATGCTGCTATTCAGGTCATGAAAGAGGCAGTAGAGAATGTCTCAAAGATGTTAGCAGTCCATAATGAAAAATTAGATCAACATAACAAGACAGAAACTCTTATGGTCGAAATGATCAGAGGAGTAAAAGAAGATCTTGAAGCAGAAGATGTTGATTTAGGTGATCGTATCGATGCTGTTGATAGTAAGGTGGAAGAGCTAAAAAAGTTCAAGTGGATCGCGGTTGGGGTTGGATTGGCAGCTGGTTTTATTGTTACGACAATGGTATCACTTGCCTCAGGTATATTGACAGGCGAGAACATTCAGAGTAGAATGGATAACAAACCAGCGAATGTTAGATGATTTTTGTTGACCATAAGTACATTGGTCTGGTTTCTGCTCGCTTAGAAAAATTCGCCAAAAGAAAAGAAAATCTTTATACTTTTAGGTGTCCTTATTGTGGAGATTCTAAAAGGAATAAAAATAGGACCAGGGGATATTTCTATCAGCGGAAATCAGACTATAATTTTAAGTGTCATAACTGTGGAGTTTCAAAGTCTTTTACATATTTTCTAAAAGATATTGATCAGTCTTTATATGATCAATATGTTCTTGAACGGTATAAAGAAGGACTAACAGGCAGATCAACTAATACTCCAGAACCAAAGTTTGAGTTTAAACAACCCGTCTTTGCCAAGAAGACAAAGATAAATCTACCACAAGCATCAGAAAATCCAAGATCGAGTGATTACCTAAAAAAAAGAAAACTTAATCCTACAAAATTTTTCTACGCAGAAAAATTTAAGGAATTTACGAATACAGTCAAGCATACCTTTGATGATATTCGCAATGATCATGCGAGAATTATCATTCCTTTTTATAACGAAGAAAAGGAACTCATAGGTTTTCAAGGCAGAAGTCTTGATCCATGGGCACAACCTAAATATCTTACCGTCATGCTTGACGAGGATTTTCCCAAAGTTTATGGTCTTGATACAGTAAATAAAAGTGAAACAGTTTATATTACAGAGGGACCTTTTGACTCAACTTTCGTTCAAAACAGTATTGCAATGTGTGGCAGTGACTTTGTACTTGATAGGTTACTTTATCCTGATTGTACATTTGTTTACGACAACGAACCTAGAAACAAAGAAATCGTTAATCGAATATCAAAAACAATCGATAAAGGTGATAAAGTAATTATTTGGCCAACAAGTATTCAGCAGAAAGATATCAATGATATGGTGCTCGCTGGACTTAATGTTATGGATGTGTTAAAATCAAATACATACTCGGGTTTAGAAGCAAAAATTAAGTTTAACAACTGGAAGAAAATATGAGCAACGGAATAACAGTCAAAAAGCGAGACGGTTCTATTGAGAGATTGAACCTTGATAAACTACATGTAATGGTAGAAGAAGCTTGCAAAGATCTTGCTGGCGTTTCTGCATCACAGGTAGAAATCAATTCTGGTATTCAATTTTATGATGGTATCACTACTGCAGAGATCCAAGAAATTTTGATCCGTAGTGCTTCAGACTTGATTGATCTAGAAAATCCTAATTATCAATTTGTAGCAGCAAGATTACTTCTCTTTGCTATCAGAAAGCAACTATGTGGTAGAAGGGAAGAAATTATTGCACTCAAGGATCACATCAAAAGGTGTGTAGATTTGGGTGTATATGATGCAGAAGTTCTCACTAAATATACAGAAGCAGAGATTGATAAGATTGATACTTTCATCAATCATGATCGTGATTACTTGTTTACATATGCAGGTCTACGTCAAGTTGTAGATAAGTATCTTGTGCAAGATAGAAGTTCATCAAAGATCTTTGAACTACCTCAGTTCATGTATGCATTGATCTCAATGACGATCTTTGCAGAGTATCCACAAGAAACCAGACTATCATATGTCAAACGATACTACGACGCAATCAGCAAGCACAGGATCAACATTCCTACCCCCATTATGGCAGGCGTTAGGACGCCACTTAGACAATTCGCTAGCTGTGTTCTTGTTGATGTTGATGACACCCTCGATAGCATCTTTAGCAGTGATATGGCTATTGGCAGATACGTTGCACAAAGGGCGGGTATCGGTATCAACGCAGGTCGCATCCGTGGCATCAACAGCAAAATTAGAGGTGGGGAAGTATCTCACACTGGAGTTGTACCGTTTCTCAAAAAGTTTGAAGCAACTGTCCGTTGTTGCACGCAAAATGGTATACGAGGAGGAAGCGCGACAGTCCACTTCCCAATCTGGCACCAAGAAATCCAAGACATTATAGTACTAAAAAATAACAAAGGAACCGAAGATAATCGTGTTCGTAAACTAGATTACTCAATTCAAATCAGTAAGATTTTTTATGAAAGATTTATTCAAGATGGTGAGATCACGTTGTTCTCTCCACATGATGTACCTGGATTGTATGATCGCTTTGGATACCCTGAGTTTGACGATATCTATGTACAATATGAGAACGATCCGTCCATTCCGAAAAAGACTGTCAAAGCGCAAGAACTCATTCTTGATCTCCTCAAAGAACGTGCTGAGACAGGTCGTATCTACATCATGAATATTGACCATTGCAATTCTCATTCATCCTTCAAGGATAAAGTTGAGATGAGCAATCTGTGTCAAGAAATTACTCTTCCTACCAAACCACTTCAGCATATCGATGCAGAAAATGGCGAGATTGCATTATGCATTTTATCGGCTGTGAATGTTGGTAAGGTTAAGTCTGATGAGGAGTTAGAAAATCTTTGTGACTTGTCTGTACGTGCTCTTGATGAACTGATTGATTATCAGCAATATCCAATTATTGCCGCTGAGATTGGAACTAAAGCACGTCGTTCTCTTGGGATTGGATTTATTGGTTTAGCACATTATCTTGCTAAACTTGGTTGTAAGTATGATAGTCAAGAAGCATGGGATGCTATTCACGGACTTTCTGAAAGTTTCCAATACTTCCTATTGAAGTCTTCTAATCAACTTGCAAAAGAAAAAGGAGCATGTTCAGCATTCCAGAATACTAAGTATGCAGATGGCATTCTGCCAATCGATACATATAAGAAGGATGTAGATGAAATCACTTCTATTTCTTTAGAGCATGATTGGGAAACTCTTAGAACATCCATCGTGGAACACGGTCTCAGGCACTCAACACTGTCCGCACAGATGCCATCGGAGAGCAGTTCCGTTGTGTCAAACGCAACGAACGGTATCGAACCACCTAGAGATTACCTGTCCGTTAAGAAATCTAAGAAGGGACCACTCAAGCAAATCGTTCCTCAGTACCATACGCTTAAAAACAATTATACGCTTCTGTGGGATATGCCTAGCAACCGTGGTTATATTAACACTGTTGCTGTGATGCAGAAGTTTTTTGACCAAGCAATTTCTGGAAACTGGTCTTATAATCCACAAAACTATTCTGACAATGAAGTTCCAGTGTCTGTTATGGCACAAGACTTTTTGACTACATATAAGTATGGGTGGAAAACAAGTTATTATCAGAACACTTATGATAACAAGAGCGACGAAATAGATCATAAGCCTGATATCAAATCACTAGTATCTGAACTACTGAATACCAATGAAGAAGAAGACTGCGAATCGTGTAAAATCTAATAAATTTAGGATCAACCCACCGCAACCCACAAAAATGGCCATCGACGGAATGACCGTTTTTAATGATGCTCAAGTTGATACAAAAAAAGAACCAATGTTTTTTGGACAACCATTAGGTATCCAAAGATACGATAGCTACAAATACCCAGTATTTGAAAAACTAACCAATCAACAACTTAGTTATTTCTGGCGTCCAGAAGAAGTATCCTTGCAAAAGGATCGTAGCGACTACCAGACACTAAGAGACGAACAAAAACATATCTTTACTTCTAATTTAAAGTATCAAGTTCTTCTTGATAGTGTTCAGGGTCGTGGACCTAGTATGGCATTTGCACCATACTGCTCATTACCAGAACTAGAAGGTGCTATGAAGGTATGGGAATTTATGGAGATGATCCATAGTCGTTCTTATACTTACATTATCAAGAATGTTTATTCGGATCCTTCTGAAGTCTTTGATACAATCTTAGATGATCAAAAGATTTTGGATCGTGCTAAAAGTGTAACCGAATCTTATAATGATTTTATCAATGCTGCTCATGCATATGATAGTGGTAATCAGTGGAAGTTTGTGAGTGAGGGTGTACCTTCTGCTAGAAATGAACTTTACGAACTAAAGCGTAAACTTTATAGAGCAGTTGCTAATGTTAACATCCTTGAAGGTATTCGCTTTTATGTTTCGTTTGCATGTTCATTTGCTTTTGGTGAACTAAAAGTAATGGAAGGATCTGCAAAGATTATTTCCCTAATTGCTAGAGATGAAAATCAGCATCTTGTACTTACTCAAAACATTTTGAATAAGTGGAAAGAAGGTGATGATGCTGATATGCAACAGATTGCAAAAGAGGAAGAAGAAAACATTGTTGCAATGTTTAGAAAGGCAGTTGATCAAGAAAAGGAATGGGCAGATTATCTATTCCAAGATGGATCAATGATTGGTCTGAACCAAAAACTCCTTAGTTCTTATGTTGAATGGATTGCTAATCGTCGTATGAAGGCGATTGGACTGAAACCAATCTATGATATTTCTTCTAAGAACAATCCACTTCCTTGGACTGAGCACTGGATTTCTTCTAAGGGTCTTCAAGTTGCTCCACAAGAAACAGAAGTAGAAAGTTACTTAGTTGGTGGCATTAAGCAAGACATGAAGAAAGATACATTTGCTGGATTTCAATTGTGAATATTAAGTTGGGAAATCAGGGATTTTATATAAGAAATTTAGATAAAATCCATGAATTCTATGATAATAAAGTGATTGATTTAATTTATAATGGCACATGTTATGGAAATATTGATACTTATAAAGAATTAATTAAAGACTGTGTTGTTTTGGATTTGGGGTCTCATATTGGATGTATGGCAAAAAAATTTTTTGACTGTGGAGCAAAAAAAGTAATTTGCGTTGAACCTAATCCTGATCTCATAGAGTGCTTAAAAAATAATTTTAAAGATTTGGATGAAGATAAAATCCTAATACTTCAAGCGGCAGTAAATGATAGTGATAATAATGTAATTTTTTATAAATCTAATATAGATCCTTCAATTAGTACTATTGTACATGATAATATTAAAGAACGAAAATCAAAATTATTATACTATAATACAACAAATAAAAATATTTTTTTAAGTCAAACATTTGAAGAAATATTAGTTAATTGCTATTCGTTTCATACTTTATTAAAAAAATATCGTCCAACTGTTGTAAAAATAGATATACAAGGAGCTGAATGGAATATTTTAAATAAAAAAATGCCAGATTTTGTAAATCTCATTATAATAGAGTGGCATTTTAACAAAAAAATTAATTTACCAAAATGGATTAATGATTATAATATATTATACACTCGTGAGTGCAATGGGACTAAAGAGATGATCCTTCAAAATGTTTTATAATTTAAGACAAAAGCAAAAGTTTGAACTTCAGATTGAACTTTCAGATTTTTGTAATTCAAGATGTCCTGCATGTTCTAGATTTAGGGATACCCGAGATGGTCTTATTCCACCAAAATCGGTGGATAGACATCAGGTATCCTTTTTTGATTTTAAAAACTGGTTTAGTCCATCTTTTTTAAAGGAAAGAGTTTTTCTTATAAGAATTAATGGATCTTATGGTGATTCTTCTTTATGTAAAGATATTCATAAGATTATAGAATATATTGGAGAATGTAATCCAAATATTGAACTTAGTATGAGCACTAATGGTGGTACTCATTATCCAGGATGGTGGGAAGAACTGGGTAAAGTATTTTCTAAAATACCAAATTCAAAATTAACTTTTGCTATCGATGGACTTCAAGATACACTAAGTCTTTATAGAGTTGGTGTAGATTATAAAACTGTAATATCAAATGCAAAAGCATTCATTCGTGGTGGAGGAACTGCTGAATGGAGAATGCTTGTATTCAAGCATAATGAGGATCAAATAGAAAAATGTAAATCACTGTCTAAAATCTATGGATTTAAATATTTTTGCCATAGACCAACTGCAGGATTCATTGATAGTAATAATACTCTACAGTATACTTGGGAAGGAAAGCATGTAGTTCTTGAACCAGGATCCAACAGTAAAAATGTAATGAAGTTGGGATCACCATTAACACCAACTGATGTTAGATGTGCTGCTGTTGATGATGGTAAAGGTGGTTTTGTAAACGAAATGATCATTGACAGTAGAGGTGTTGTTCATCCATGTTGTTATTTTTCGCATGAATGTAGAAGAGTATATAAAGAATTCTATGAAACTGGAGATCCAAATTCAAAACCTAAAAAAGATGAATATCACAGAAGAACTAACATGTACTATAATTCAGTCGCTAACTTGATTGAAGATCAGGGTGGAATAAAATCAATATCTTTATATCATTCTACTTGGGACGAAATTATGAATTCTCCTTTTTATAGAGAACGTCTTGAAAGATCTTGGAAAATGCGTGAACATAATGGTGATTTATCAATGTGTGGATATATGTGTTCTAAGGAAAAGGAAGTTCACGAAGGATATCATGAGACTGGAACTGGAGGCGTTATGCATCCATTTATAGATTAAGTTTATGGATGAAAAAATTTCTAACTACGTTTTGAAGATTGATAATTTTCTTAGTAAAGAAATTTGTTTAAATTTAATCGATAATTTAAATACTAAACTATTTTATAGACATCATTACAATAATAATCTTACGGGACAAAATACAGATAATAGTATTAATGAATTAGATATACTTAAAGATAATACTATTTCTAGAGTAATTGATACTAAAATTCCATATGCTCTAAAACGGTATGACATGAAAATTAATGTTAACTATGTGAAATTTAGTGATAGGACAAAAGAATATTGGACTACTCCTCGGTTTAATCGATATAGTGTGGGGCATAGAATGGATCAGCATGTAGACCATATTCATACAATATTTGATGGAAATAGAAAAGGGATACCAATTTTGACCCTGTTAGGATTTTTGAATGATGATTATGATGGGGGAGATTTATATCTTTGCAATCAAAAAATTAATACAAAAACAGGAGATATTTTAATTTTTCCTTCAAATTTTTTATATCCCCATCGTGTTGAACCAGTAATTATGGGTATTAGATATTCTTGGGTATCTTGGGTTTGGTAATAAATATTAGAAATAGTATTTTTTTATGCGTCCACAATCTGCTAAAGCGAAAGGCAGAAGATTGCAACAATGGGTTCGTGATCAACTGATTGAGCATCTTGAAGTGCATCCTGAAGACATTGAAAGTCGTAGTATGGGAGCAGGTGGCGAAGATCTTATCATGGCAAGGGATGCTAGGCAAAAGTTTCCATTTTCAATAGAATGCAAGAACCAAGAGAAACTAAATATTTGGGACGCATACGAACAGGCTTGTTCTAATTGTAAAGACTATGAACCTATAGTTTTTATCAAAAAGAACGGTAAAAAACCTTTAGTTGTATTGGATGCGGAATATTTTATCAAAACCAGGAGTATAAAATGAGTTCAAAATTAATTAATTTTTTCAAATTTTATGATGAGCAAAATCCTAACCACGTTGCTGCGGTTGGATTATTTGCTGAAGCACTTCCAGCAGAGTTGAAAGCGCAAAATGCTGCTTGGGTTTCAAAATATCGTGGTGGTAATGCTGCTGGCGGTGCAGTAGATCTTCATAAGTTCTTCCAGTTTTTCTCTGAGAAGAATGCTAACCATGTTGCTGGACTTGAATTACTTGAGCAAGTAGCACCTAAAGAATTACTAGTTGATGATGGCGCTGGCGCAAATAAAGATGCAGCATGGATTGAAAAGTTTAGAACTAAGCCACCAACTCCAGCAGTTCTAGCAGTACCTTATTTCAATCAGGTTGATAATTACAGAGATGCACATAGAACTTGTAACAGTTCAGCGTGCGCTATGTGCCTTGCTTTCCTCAAGCCAGGAAGTATTACGGGCGATGATGAGTATGTTAAGAAAGTATTTGCGATTGGCGATACTACAGATCATGCGGTACAAACAAAGGTACTTGCAGGTTATGGAGTTAAGTCACACTTTAGTTACAATCTTTCTTTTGCTGATATTGATAAAAGTCTTGCTGCTGGGAAACCTGTCGTTATTGGCATCCTTCATCGCGGTTCTTTATCTGCACCTACTGGTGGGCACATGTGTGTTGTAATTGGCAAGAAAGGCGATGGATATGTGATCAACGATCCTTATGGTTCATGTAATGATGGTTATCAAGGACCAGTAACGAACGGTAAAGGCACTGTCTATAGTAAGGCAATGCTCAAAGCACGTTGGTGTCCAGGTGGTAATGATGGATGGGGTCGTATTTTCGATTGAGAAAAACTTTAACCTAACTCACATCTAAAATGGAAGAAACAAAAAAAGACAAATGTATGGCTACTATTATTCGTGTTGCTATTTTGAGTTGGTCTGCTGCTCTCCTAACAGCTAGCTATGCAGGTATGCTATCTAAGATGGATCCTACCTTTATTGCTACAGTCTTTACAGCATCCGCTGCCACATTTGGTATCAATACTATGAAAAAAAGTGGAGAAGATGAAGAGAAGAAGAAGTAATTACTTCTCGTGAAATTCTTTATACTGCCTTTGTTTATCTTTTTTCTGTTCTTTCTTGAGTGACTTATTGATTTTTTTCAGAGAAGCACTCTTTTCAAAAGCAAAATATACTTGAAGTTCATAAGGGGTAAGATCTTTTTTCAAAAGTTTCTTACCCCTTACTAGTATCTGCTGCACGATAGGTTTCATTTTACCTACCATCCATTCCACCAAGGATTTGCCAACAAGAGCTGCAGCAACAGAAGCAGTAGCAGTGGTGCCAGCAAGTATAACCTGTTCTTTTGGAGGAACTGGAACTTCCCCGACGATTGGTACTTCAATGACGGGCACTCCTAGATTAGTTTTGGGGGCATCATCGGAAATAATCCGATTATCCTGCTT